AGACTTTGAGCTGCCTCCTAGTATTGCTGAAACAAGCCAATGCAGGGACATGATTATAAAAGGAGGGTTTTTAACTATGGGAACAAAAAGAGTGGGCCTCGCGAGAATAGAGGCTTTGATTGAAAATTTGAAGAGAGATTTAGCGATGGGTGGCGATGCTATCCTTTCGGGGGTTAGAGTAAAGGTGGATAATTCCACACTGGATTCGTCCTCGGCCGCTGTCACCACTACGCTTACGCGCGCACAGTCTGGAACGCACTTCAACATTGACGGCACCAACGACATTGTTGTCAATATGCCAGCATTGAGCACTATCAACGTAGGAGTGAAATATTCATTCCTTGTGACTACTGCAGTCGCTAGTGGCAAGACGGTAACATTCGTGTTACCGGGTTCTGGCGTATCTAACTGGTATGCTGAAACTGTTCACTATGGCAACAATCCGTATCCGAAGGGTGATGCGATCTCTGGCGACACATTAACATTGCCCGCGACCAGCGCGCTAAACGCACGCGTCGAGATAATGTGTATCGCTGACGATGGTACAAATTCCACATGGAAAGCATACGCTGCTAGCTCTGCGGTTCCGACTGTCGGCTAATTCGTAGTTAACTAAAATAAGTTTTCATACTTTCCCCCCTTCCTTTTGGTTGGGGGTTTTTGTTTTCGAGAAAAAAGCCTAAAAACCCCGATCTGCCGAAAAATACCGCCATCAATTTTTTGAGATTTTCGTTTTTAGAAAATTAAAACTATTTATTGTATAACATAGGAGTTATCATGGGCAAAAAAAGAAGAATTCTTCGTAGTCCTAAATTTGCACATTTAAAGAAAGTTAGATTTAACAATAATAAAGAAAAAGAACAGGAAAACACCGAAATAGAAAAATTAGTTGTTGAAATCCCCGTTGTAGAAGAAAAAAAGACTGTAACTAAAAAGAAAACAGCTAAAAAGACAACTAAACGTGCCAAAACTACTAAAAATAAAACAAAGACAAAGAAACAATAAATTATTTATTGATTTAAGCTTATATAAACCCCCGCCCTCGCGGGGGTTTTTACTTTATCAAAACTATTTATCATTGAGAATAAGGAAATAGCTTAAATGTCAGCATTGTCTCCCAAGTCACAGACTAGCACTATTATTTTAACATCAACCGGCTCTTCTACCGATGTAGCTGCAGCCGTTCCATATGGGGTATATACGGGATCGACGGGTTTCTTAAATGGCGCCGCCACCCAGGTAAATTATGTATTTAAAAAACTTGGGGGCGACGTTGTAGATATTGAATTAACACCCTCAAACGTTTATGCGGCTTATGAAGAAGCAGTTTTAGAATATTCGTATATTGTTAATTTACATCAGGGCGAGAACGTTCTCGGTAATGTTTTAGGTATGACAACGGGTACTTTTGATCACAAGGGCGAACGCACGTCAGGTCCACTTTCCGCAAGCCTTCGTTACCCACGCTTTCAAATTGCACAGGCAAGAAAGACAGGAGATGCTGCAGCTTCAGCCGGCGGATTTGGGGGAACAACGCCTATATATTCAGCTTCTTTCGCACCATCTAACAACAAACAGGATTATGATCTGCAAGCAATTGTTGAAAATGCCTCTAGTGATGGCCAGGATGATGGTGGCAACACTGTATCGTTTTCAGGATTAGTTGAAAATAAACGCATATATGTCACAAGGGTTTTTTATAGATCCCCGCGCGCCATGTGGCGTTTTTATGGTTATTATGGTGGTGTTGGCGTAGTTGGTAATTATTCTACATATGGACAGTTTTCGGATGACTCAACATTTGAGATCATTCCAACATGGCAGAACAAATTGCAAGCAATAATGTATGAGGATTCAATTTATACAAGAACTTCCCATTATTCATATGAGATTAAAAACAATAGATTAAGATTGTTTCCAGAACCAGATCAATATGGATTTGGCGACGGTCTCAATGAGCGTATATGGTTTAATTTTTATGTTGAAGTAGATGGTTGGGAGATGAATTCTAGCTTTGATGATGGAACAGAGGGAATTAATAATCTCAATACACTTCCATTTGATAATATTCCTTATGCGAATATAAATTCGATTGGTAAACAATGGATTAGAAAATATGCTTTAGCATTGTGCAAGGAAATGTTGGGACAAATTCGTGGCAAATTTACAACAATACCAATTCCTGGCGAAAGCGTGACTTTAAATCATTCTGAATTACTTTCACAGGCGAAGGAAGAACAAACGCAACTTAGAGACAAATTAATGGAAATTCTTGATAGAACGAAGTATAGCGAATTAGCGAAGAGGGATGCAGAGATGACAGATGCCGCTGCAACAGCATTTAAGGGCACCCCACTTCCAATTTTTGTAGGATAAACTAAAATGGCTGACAATAAATGGAAAAAGCCAGCAGCCCCGCCCCCTCCTTTATTTTTCGGAAAAAAGGAGAGAGATTTAGTTAAACAAGTTAATGATGAATTAATTGAAAAAGTTGTTGGACAACAAATTCTTTATTATCCTATTGATATAGAAAGAACAAACTTTCATGATTTATATGGAGAGGCAATCGAGAAAACATATTTACCTCCCATAAGAATTTATGCTTTGGTAGAATTCACTGATTATGCTACTGAATATCTTGAAAGTGCCGGAATTGATAAAATGTGGGAAATTAATGTTCATTTTCATAAGAGAAGATTAGAAGAAGATCAGAATATGTATGTTCGAGAAGGTGATTTTGTTTTGTATGGAGATTTTTATTACGAGATAGTTAAGTTATCGGAACCTAAAAAACTATTTGGCCAAGTTGATCATGGCTTTGAAATTTCTGGCAGATGCAGAAGAGCAAGGAAGGGACTATTCGATGCTACCTGATAAATTTGATTTCGCGATGATACCACCGGGTATCGATCTTCGCTTAAGCGAGATAGGTATGCTGGCGTCTACAATCGAAAATATCGATTATTCGATAGTTTCGTGGCTAAAGGACGATTTAAAACTTAGCGCCAATACTAATGAAGGTTGGACAAAAGTGCCAGTATTGTGGCAAACACCAGAACGCTCATTTCAAATTAAAAATGAAAAATCTCTAAGAGACGATGCAGGCGCCTTAAAGCTTCCTTTGATAAGCATTGAAAGAACAGGAATTACAAAAGATCCGAATAGAAAAGGAATTTATCAGGCCCAAGTTTATTCAGATGATAAAGACGGTCGTACCGGTAGAATGGTCATCGCCAAAAAGATTGTACAGGACAAAACAAGAAATTTTGCTGTTGTTGGAAATATAAGACGTAGTAATTACACATCTGGTACTGATCAAAGGTATTTTCCGAGAGTAAATAAAAAGATTGTCGTGAAAACTCTGTCAATTCCCATTCCAGTATATGTAAATGTCGAATACAAAATTCACATTAAAGCAGAATACCAACAGCAGATGAATGACCTTCTTGCACCATTTATGACTAGAACAGGGCAAATTAATGCATTTGTTTTAAAAAGAAATGGTCATTTATATGAAGCATTCATCGATCAAGGCTTTACACACACCAATAACGTTTCTAACCTGGATGAAGATATGAGGATGTTTACTTCTGATATAACGATAAAGATATTAGGTTATCTTATTGGCGAGGGTAAAAACGATGATCGACCCATCGTGAAGGTAGAAGAGAATATTGTTGAAATCACATTTCCACAAGAAGGCTTAGCCACCGAAGGCCCCGATGGTTTCTTTAATATCACTTCCTGACGTGAAAGTGCTATTTTATTACACTTCAGGAAGACTTTTGAATTCCAAAATACTATTTAAAGTATGATTGTGGCAGCAATTAAGTCCATTTTTAGATCGAGGAAACAATAATGTCAGTCAAAAACTTTAAATTTGTATCTCCTGGGGTGTTCATTAACGAAATAGATAATTCGTTTATTCCAAAATCGGCCGATGCCATTGGTCCTGTTGTTATTGGGCGCGCCACCAAGGGTCTTGCGATGCAGCCGGTCAAAGTAGAATCTTATTCTGATTTTGTAACCATGTTCGGTGATGCAGTTCCTGGCAATGCCGGTGGCGATGTTTATCGCGAAGGAAACCGCCAGTCTCCCATGTATGGAACATATGCTGCCAAGGCATTCCTTAGATCTAATGTAGCACCCCTTACATATGTTAGATTATTGGGTCATCAATCTCCCGGTAATGATGGTACCACAGCCGGCCAGGCCGGCTGGAAAACAACCAATAACATTAATAATGCACTCAGTTCGAATGGAGGTGCATATGGTCTTTTTGTATTTCCTTCTTCATCGACAATTTATCCCGAGCACGTTGGACTCACGGGTACTCTTGCTGCAATATGGTATTTAGATAACGGTTATATCCGCCTCAGTGGAACTTTTTTTGACGGTCAGGGTTCAAAGGCAATCGACGGTGCAACCCCGGTAACTACTGCTAGTGCCGGATGTTTGGTCACAACAAATACGACTACTGGTTTGTTTAAAGTTGTTATTGGTGATTCAAGCGAGAGTGAAGAGATTATTGAGTTTGATTTTGATGACTCTAAAGAGACGTTTATCCGCAAGCGATTCAATACGAACCCCCAGCTAGGAAATGCAAATGCTTCAGATTTTTATGCAGCAGCTTCTGAGAAAAATTATTGGTTAGGCGAAACTTTTGAACAAGAATTGCGCGATGGTGCTGGCGCCAGCCTGGGTGATTTAACACTCAGAGATGATCTGGTTGGTATTATTTACGGAATAGCACTGAGTGGCACTGTCGGCACTACTCCTGGTCAAATGAAAGATCAAGAAACTCGTGAGGCAACGGCCGGCTGGTTTATTGGTCAACATTTGGGTACCCCTGCTGATTATAATCCTGAACTTCAGCAAAAGCTTTTCCGCTTGCTTGGTCGTGGCCATGGCGAATGGTTACATAAAAATCTTAAAGTTTCCATTACGCAGGTTAAACAATCAACTACAACAGCAACAGATTATGGTACTTTTTCGGTTGTTTTAAGAATGCTTCGAGATACCGATAATAACGTTATCGTTATGGAAAGATTTGACAATCTTACATTAGATCCAACTTCTCCGGATTATGTCGCTCGTAGAATAGGAGATCAGTATTATAAGTGGGATAGTGTACAACGTAGATTAAAGCTTTATGGTGATTATCCTAACCTATCAAAATATGTTCGTGTTGATATGAATGTTGATGCAGATGCAGGCGCAACTGATCCTGTATTATTGCCATTTGGCTATTTCGGTCCACCAAAAATTAGAAATATAGGCACCCTTAAGGGTGTGGGAGGCGCCACTGCAGGAAAATTTATTATTACTGGCAAAGGCATATACGATGGCTCCGAACAACAGGTATTAGGATCCGGAGCCTATGGGATCCAGGGCCCACTGGATGGCGGAAAGGAGCGGCACTATAATAATGTTACTGCTTCTATTTTCTTCCCATCTGTTAGATTGCGCAATAGTGCTTCTGACGGAGGATTAAGCGATACAACAAATGCTTTTTTTGGATTACAGACAACTAGAATGAGTAGCTCTACAAGATCTGATTTAAGCGTAGCAGATCCACATCGACTTCTCTATGCCGGCTTCCCCGATGATCCGACATCTGGCGCCCCTAATACTGGCGTTCAAGGCTATAGTTATGTATTTTCTCTTGATGACATTGTAAGTGGCTCCAAAGGATATTATTATGAATCCGGATCCAGAGTCGGCCGCGTCAATGGTGTAAATGGTGTAAATCCGCGCTCTGCGACCACTGGCTCTTATACCGACTTGTTGGAAGCTGGATATGATCGCTATACAGCGCCGTTCTGGGGTGGTTTTGACGGACTTGATATCACGAAGCCAGATCCTATGTATAATAAAGGCATGTCTGCTGCCTCAACTGAAAATAACTCTTATATCTATAATACTTATCGTAGAGCAGTTGATACAGTTGCAGATCCCGAATTTGTCAACATGAATACGCTAGTTGCGCCGGGTCTAACACATGATTCGCTTACAACTCATATGATTAATGTTTGCGAAGAACGAGGAGATGCCATGGCGCTTATCGATTTGGCGAATGTGTATATCCCGTCTCATGAGCAATATAAGTCAACTAAATCGAAGAGGATTGGCACAACACCAACTAATGTTGTGAGTGCATTAAGAGATAGAAGAATTGACTCTTCTTACGGGGCAACGTTCTATCCTTGGGTTCAGACGCGTGATGATACGACAGGACAGCTTGTTTGGATTCCGCCAACAGTCGCTATGTTGGGTGTATTGGCCAGTTCTGAAAGACAGTCTCAGCTTTGGTTCGCGCCCGCGGGCTTCAATAGAGGTGGCCTAAGCGATGGTGCTGCTGGAATTCCAATTGTTAATGTTACCGAGAGATTAACTTCTAAAGAACGTGACACACTCTATGAAGCCAGAATTAACCCGATTGCTTCCTTCCCATCTACCGGTATTGTAGTCTTTGGACAGAAGACATTACAAGAACGTCGTTCTGCGCTCGATAGAATTAATGTTAGAAGGCTTGTTATCTACTTGAAGAAGCAGATTTCAATCCTCTCGTCGCAGCTTCTATTCGAACAGAATGTTCAAGCTACCTGGGATAGATTTACAGGATTAATAAGTCCTCTTTTGGCGAATGTTAAAGTTGGGGCTGGTATTACAGATTATCGTTTGATTTTAGATGAAAGTACGACAACGCCCGATCTTATCGATCAAAACATCTTATATGCAAAGATCCTGATTAAGCCGGCCCGCGCAATTGAATACATTGCAATCGACTTTGTGATTATGTCAACAGGAGCGTCATTTGACGATTAATAATTTATAGATGAGTAAAATATTTGCTCGTCACTATTTATAAACAGACCCATAGGAGAAAGTATAAAATGCCATTTTGGACAAGCCCTCATGAAACTGGCATGGCCGAACCTAAAAGAAAATTTAGGTTTATGGTCATAGTTAACGGGATTGATGGTTCGAACATGATGTGGTACGCCAAAACCGCCACGAAGCCTTCTTTTACGATTGCTGCAGCCGAACATAAATATTTAAATCATACTTTTTATTATCCTGGTTCTGTGTCATGGAATGAGGTTACTATTACTTTGGTTGATCCTGTGGATGATCCCGGTGATATGGCCGCGACTTTATCTAAAATAGTTGAAGATTCCGGATATAAAATTCCGACAAAGGCCGGCACCCCAGCCGATCTCACAACGTTAACCAAAGGCAATGCTGTTGGCGCGCTGCAAACCGTCACTGTTAGGCAACTTGATCACGCGGGAGGGCCGCTAGAGTCTTGGACCCTTAATAATGCGTGGATATCCGAATTAACCTTCGGAGATTTAGAATATGGCTCTGACGATATCACAGAACTTACTATGAAGCTTAAATATGATTGGGCCTCCCTTGAGACTACGAAGGCCGCTGCAGACAAGTCCACCAAGAAGGTCTTTGATCTAATATAATTTAAAAAACGAGGTGTATATTGGCTAGAAATACAGATCGGATGGGGCTCGGCACGAGCACCCCCGAAGATAATTCGCCCCCTCCGCAAGCACTAACACAAGATCAAGAGAAT